TTCTTCGGCCATCTTTACCGGAGCTTTGTGGTCTTTTAACACCAAACTTTTTTCTACCAGCATCATTTAAACCACCAGATGGATCTTGAAATCTTTTTGCTACCATTAGGCCCCCACAACTTTTTGTGCTTTTTTATGTGCAGCTAAAAATGATGTTCCAGATTGCATTTCTTTTTTCATCATAGTCATGTGTTTTGATGAATGATGTTTAGAATGTTTTTGCAAAGTATCTTTTTGTTTATCTGTAAATTTCATTTTAATTTTTAATTTTTTTGCCATTAAAATATTACAGCTCCTAAAATAAATCCAACAACAAAACAAACCCATTCTCTTCTGTAATGTAATTCTAATGCTTTCCAATCACTAGGAGTTTTTCCAAACATCATCATACTGTTGCCTTTTGTTTTTTTTTGTTTTTTAATAAAGCAAAATCATTACCACTTATTTTACCATCTTTATTAGCATCTAATTTTTTTTGATTACCTTTTAAAGTATTTTTCTTTTTCATTTTCATTTTGTACATAATTAATAAACCAATCCTTTCTTTCTATTTTTTCTACTCATTTTTTTCTTTGCTTGTTTAGCTGCTTTCTTTCCAGCTTTTGTATAAGGATATTTCTTACCAGCTACATTAGGCATTAAACTAATCCTTTATTTCTTTTAGATCTTGGAAATCCAGCTTTCATATTTTTATATGCCTTATCTGAAATAGTAGAATTCTTTTTAGATCTGCTAATTCCTTTTTTCTTTCTTGCGTTTATGTTTGCGTATAATCCAGGTTTAGCCATTATTTATTTTCCTCTCTTTTTTTTTCATCATTCTTGCATTTACAATCACCATTGCACTCACAATTATTTTTTAATTTTATGAAACGAGGGTTTCTATTATATTCTTGAGTTTCTCTATCTGGCATTTAAGCTCCTAATTTATTTTTAGTATCTCTTGGATTTCTACTTACTGTTTCACCTAATGATGTTGATGGAGCATAGTTAGCTAGAGTAGATACATTTCTTCTTTTTCTTCCTCCTACTTTTCTTCTAACTAATTTTTTACCTTCTGGTTCAGTTGTTTTTTTTACTTCTGTTCTTCTATCTTCAATTTGAGATGTTGCTGAAGGTGATCCACCTCCACCGGTAACTCTAGAAATAGTTTTTTTAATTACTCTTGCTGGTGATCCTCCCATTATGTGTACCTCTTCTCTGTATCATAAGGATTACGATTAGCTACTGTTGGTGTCATGCTATTTGTAACTCCTAATGCTGGATTGTTTCTTTCATCTGAAAATAATAATTTTGCGTTTGTTCTACGAGATCTAGATCTTGCAGCTATCTTTCTTTTTTCTCTTTGTTCATTTGCATCAGCTCTCGCCTCTCTTTCATCTAAAAGTTTATTAGATGTTTCCACTTGTTTAGGTGGTTCATATTTTGGCATTTTGAATAGTGATCCCATAGTTTTAAAAGTACCTCGCAAACATTACATAGTCGGAATTATCAACACCATAATGTTTTAAAATTCCTTCTTCTACAAAATACATTGCTTTTATCCATTTGAGAGCAGAAACATTTAAAGAACTGACAGTTACTTGTAATCTTTTTAATTTTAGATCAGCAGCTGCTAACTTCATAAACTCTAATGCACCTTTGTGAAATTTTATTTTATGCTCTGAAATTTTTTTTTTATCTGGTATCAACCATAATTCTGCAACTCCAGGCCAATAAGGAACTACACCAAAGCATAACATAGGCTTACCATTCTCAATAACTGTATAGCCATAGCCTTGCTCACTAGCAGCATCTATATAATCAAAGTAATTAGTTTGAGATAAATTTAATCTATCAAATTCATTTAGATCCATAATCTTTAATAAGTAAGATCTAAAAGGAACTACACTAATCTTTGTTTCCTGGATCTTGAATATCTGTTCTAGTTTCTGTAGGTTCATTTATTTCTTCTGCTGTTGCTCTGGTTCCTGGTTGATGTAATACAATGCCTTTCCATTTATCATCTTCTACTTCTATAATTTTTTCTTCTAGCAAACTCATTTCACCGATCTGCCAAACCTTAATTAAATATTTTTTGATCATGCAAATATATCAAAATCTGCACTAGCTACTGATGCTGTAAAGTTTTTATTACCACCTCTTGTTAATCGTTTATGTTCACCACCACCTAATAGTAAATACATAAAAGCATCACCGACATGCGAATGTTCATTCTTATTAGGTTGATCTTTGTATCTTTCACCACCAGATATTTGAACTCGTTTAAAATGATAACCACCATTCAATGCTTTTCGTAATCGCTTACATCTTTTATCAACTAACAATCCAGGCTTACCTTGGATTAACCTATTCATTGGAGCTGCACCAGCCTCTCTACGAACTCTAAAATCATTTGTAGCAGTTGGTCTAGCAACTAATCCAATGGTTCTTAAATGATCAAATGCAGTAACTTCAAAGATCTCATCCCTTTTCATACCAGCTGGATCACCCCAAACTAATACATCATACTTTGGAAATCTTGTTTCTAATTCACCTTTTAACATATAACCAAATCTTTCCAGGCCCATATCAAATGTTACAAGCTCATGAAATATTCGCCATTGTCCATTAGGTAATTTCTGACCAAAGATAGCAGCTGGAGTTAAACCAAAGTCAACACCTACCTGGATAGGATATTGAATATCTGGTTCTAAATATTCTTCTGTCATTAAAGTATCATCATACTCACCCATGACAGGCTTACCTTCTTGAACATAAGTATATCTACCCTGGGCATAGCATCTGATCCAATCAGCATTCTTACCAAGTAATGTTTGTTCGTAATAACCAGCTGTTAAATTTTTTCTATTTTCTGTAGTAGGATTTGTTCCCCACCATTTGTTTGCTGCATAAACAAAACCATTAGCCTCTGGATTTTCTGGTAACTCATTTTCTGTAGCCTCTTCAACAGCTCCTGGCTGCTTATAAAACTTCCAGGCATATTTACCTTTCATCTTTTCTTTCTCTGCTAAATTATACCACCAATGATCATCATCCATTGGGTTTGTATCCATAATAATTCCTCGCCATGGTTTTGCTCCACCATCTGATAATGTAGGATACCTTCCAACTCTGTGTGTTAATCCATCTATAACAGCTTTAGGCAGCTCTCTAGCCTCGTTTACCCATGCTCCTGTCAATTCCATTGATAATAACTTTCTAACATCTTTAGGTTGATCAAGGGCCAGGAAGATAACTTCACAATCTATACCTGGAGCATTATCTCTAGCTGGTAATTTTATATGATGTGTTAATGGAGGTGACCATCTAAATGCACCCCAAATGTTCTCTGGAAATAACTCTTGCCATGTTTTAATAGTAGTTGTCCTCAACTCCGGATAAGAATTACGAACTACAACAAACCTAGAATACTTGATCCCATCACGAGGACTTTGTACTTGATTAACAGCTCTGATCATAATCTCTGCTGCACAAGCATAAGACTTGCCAGATCCCACCGGCCCCATTAATCCTCTTACAAAACTTTTATCATTTAAAAATTTCCAAACAGTAGGGGATGTACTAAAGTCTAGATTTAGATTTGCTATTGCATTACTCATTTGTGATTGCCTTTACTATTGATTTAATTCTGCTGTCATCTTCTTTTTTTCTTTTAAAGACTATATCTCTATAATCTTTTATATTCTTGCCACACTTTTTTGCACACTCACGATCACTCAACTTGTTCTTGAGCATCGCCACCTGGATCTTCTCCACTTCCTTGTGGTTCATTAACCTCAACATTCTCTGCCTCCACTATTTTAGGTTCTTCCGGCCCACTCATATTTATTTGCACAACACTCGGTCTATCTACATCTTGCTCTGGTTCTAATAATCCAGATGCTTTAGCTAATACTCTTAACACTCCAACTTTATCATGCAGCTCTACTTCTAACTGTGGCCCCATCTTTGTCGGTGTTACTTTAATTTTTTTTATAGCTTTGATTGCTGACTTTGAAATATTTTTAGGATCTCTAATAGTAACATTACCTTCATCATCCCAATCCATTATCTCATCAATATTCGCAGTAGCTATATCAATCAATTCTTGAGCAACATTATCTTTGTTATGCTCAATGACTTCGGACTTTCTAATCCTCCTCTGAACCACTCGGACACCACCGAAACGATCCAGAGGGGGTTTTATAATCCTCTTTTTAGTAGGGGATTGTGTCATCCATTTCTTCCTTATCAGCTTGTTCAGCTGCTAGATTGACAGGGGGTTCATCCTTATTCTCGAATTGAGAAAAGAATAAAACAGGCTCACCTTTTCCATAATCTTTAGTAGGATCTTTTTTATAGATCTTCGTATCTACTCTTCCTGGAACCGGAGTGTATTCCCTTGTATCTTTATTGTAATCAGCACCAGGCCAAGTTTCTATAATTACTTCTAATCCTTCTGGAATAGATGCACCTTTATAAAAC